TGCCAATCGGTTTCTTTTACTACGGTTCTTCTTCTAGTCTTACCTTTAAGAGGTGGAAGCTTACGTTTAGATGTAAGCAATTTCTTACCAACATACTTCTTATCATTTGATTTATCGGTAATCAAATAAACAAATCCAACGTAATCTTCAATCATCTCAGAAGTGAACTCTTCACCTTTATAGTACCACATAACATCCCCATACTTTATTGTATAGGGATATTTATTGGTTATGAAAGAATGTCGCAGATCCTATGGGCTAATCTCACAAACCATTCTCTATCATGCCCGCGGGTAGTTTCAGCAGCAGTACCAATACGGATACCACTTGTTTCTACAAAGCTACGAGGATCATTAGGAATACCATTTTTGTTTACAGTGATTCCATTTTCTTCGAGCAAATCAGCAGCTTCACGACCACTATATTTACTCTTACTTAGATCCATCAAAATGATATGACTATCAGTTCCGTCAGTCAGTACAGGCATACCGCGCTCATTAAATACATCACACATTGCTTGCGAATTCGTTACAACATCATTTGCATAGAACATAAAATCATCTGTGCTTGCTTCAATAAAACATTGAGCTTTAGCTGCAATGATATGCATCAAAGGGCCGCCTTGTGTACCTGGGAAGATAGCACTATTAATTTTCTTAGTGAATGCTTCATCATTCCACAAGATAACACCTCCACGAGGCCCACGGAGTGTCTTGTGTGTAGTACTTGTAACTACATCAGCGTAATCAATTGGGTTGTCGTAAACACCTCCAGCAATCAAGCCAGAATAATGCGCCATATCTACAAGTAACAAAGCTCCTACTTGATCTGCAATATGCCTAAACTTTTCCCAATCGATCTGTCGTGGATAAGCGCTTGCACCAGCAACAATCATTTTAGGCTGCAAATCCAAGGCCTGATCCATAATAGCGTCGTAGTCTAGCAGACCTTCATCATTTACACCATAGCTATGAGCATCGAACCATTGGCCAGACAAGTTTGCAGAAGAACCATGTGACAAATGCCCGCCACTTGCAAGATCCATTCCAAGAACAGTATCACCGGGTTTCAAGAAAGCTTTGAATACTGCAAGGTTAGCATTAGCACCAGAGTGCGGTTGTACGTTAGCAAACTTTGAACCAAACAATTCACAAAGAGTATCAATAGCTAGCTGCTCAATATCATCTGCGTTTTCGCATCCATTGTAATAACGCTTGCCTGGATAACCTTCAGCATATTTGTTAGTAAAAATACTACCAGACAATTGCATAACGGCATCACTTGCAAAGTTTTCGCTTGCAATCAATTCAATCGTATCTGATTGCCGAATACCTTCATTAGAAAGTATACTTAAAATTCTTTTATCTACCATTTTATCCCCTTCGCATTTGTGCAATTTCTATTGCTTGGTTTGTGTCTCGCATAATTGGGACAGCGTTTGATTTGTGCATTTGGCCGATGCCAATGATGAGGTCTCCTGTATATTTTGGAGATTCTTTTTTTGCCCCTGCTCCAGGAATTGAGTTCGACGTCGAGAGGCTCGGATACTCCTTTGTGTCGCGGACAAACGATTTTGGCGCTTCATATGGAACAAACTCCTTTTTCTTAGATGGTTTTTTATCTGGATCTATACCCATTTTAAGAAGCCAAGCGCGATGCTCAGCTTCAGCTTTTTGCCAACCGGGTTTCTTTTTGGGTTTTGATTTGCCGTGAACTTGAATTCCACGAATCATATGCATGCTCATAATATAAATTCCTAATCAGTGTATTGAGATGGAACAGCAGAAGCATCCCAAACATATGGGCTGTACTTTGGGTTATCTACTACAACCATATCATTATCGCTAACTTCAGACCAAACACGGGCGTCCATCCACTTGTGATAGTAAGCAGGCCCGCCAAAAACTCGACGGGCACGCTGATAAGTAGCTTGGTCCATTCCTACGTAGTGAACTGTCCGCATTGCTTAACTCCATTTGATATATCCATTATAAATCACACGAAAAGCAATGTCAACAGATAATTTACGCTGTAGTGTATTTTACAATCCACTCATGCTTTTTCTTAAAGCCGTTAATTTCAGTTAGAAAACTACCAATCATTCCAGGCAATGTTTTTAGTAGTTGATCACGAGGAACGTTCATTTTATATTCAAACAGTTCTTTTGAAGAAAGAGGTGTAGTAGAGCCAAGAGATACCTTTTCTTTAGTAAAACGGTTTTCAAGTGTTACATTTTTTGCTGCAATAGCGTATTGACCTTTATCTAAAGTTTTATACACTGCTAAACCTGTGTTATTTGGTTTATAAGTAAAGGCAGATCCGATTTCAGATACTTCAATAATATTTTTCATAGTGTAGTCCTTTTGTTGGTGTTTGTATATAAAGATTATAAACTAATTCATACTCAATGTCAACTGCTTTTTTTACAAAGTTTCGCCTGTTCCATTGTAGCCAGTTTCTTCTAGATACCGTGAAAACTCAACATATCCGCCAATGTATTCATCTCTAATAAAAATTTGTGGTACACTTTTGACTTGAACAGGTGCTCGTGCCATAAGTTCATCTAAAGTAGATTGG